ACATTTACAGCGCGTAAATCTGCGGCCCATGGCTTGCACACCTTCACGTCCTGTGCCAACCCGATGGCACGCCCCTTGCCTACGGTCCCCCTCGTCACGCCACAGTCTGCATGGCTTGTGCCACTGGCTTGGCGCGGCCCGCGCATCCTGCACCATTCGTGCCGCTGACGCGGCTAGAGCAACCCCCCGGGGAGTACCGACACCACCCGTGGGGGGTGGGGTTAATACATATGCGTTCATCGGTATTATCCCCCGTACGCGTGTTACAGTGCGGCTGTAATATGCGTCCGTTGTGCATCACGTTGTCAACAAAGTTAGACGCACCAGTATAGCTTTCGTATCACCCCACGGCCCGCTCGCACCTGAAGGTAGCCACGTATGACCTGCCCGTTCGCGGGGCTGCGCCCCTCTCCGGGGCACTGGCGTCTCGGGCGTCTTCGGCGTCCCTGTCATTCCGCCCGGTTACGCTGCCGTCTAGTAATTTCAGGTGGTTATGTGTTGTTTAAATACTTGAAATTATTACCCACTTGACAAATCCGCGAATCCGTGGTATAAGCGTCTACGCTTTTCCAGTGGACGCCGCCTAAAGGGCGCGTCCGATGGATGACAGCGACGCTTACCCGGATTTTCCGCCTGCGAAGGAAAAGGCGAGAAGATGCGCGTGGTTAAGCGTAGCGGATGACACGTCAAGTGGCCGTGAAAACGGCTGCAAACACGTCAACCGCCCCGCCCCCAGCGGTCATGGCCCTAACCGGCTGTGACCGCTGGGGGCCTTTTTTTGTGTCCAAAAATCGGTGCATAATACACATGCAAACATAAGACGCCAAGCGCAACGGAGACGACATGGCAAGAACAAGAGGGCCGCCACCTACGCCGCCTTCGGCGCGAAAGCAGGCTGTCACCAAAGCTACAGAAGACGCCGTCGCACTGGAGGCGCCAAGGCCGCCAACAGTCGACCAGAGCAAGGTGCAAGCGTTCCACCCGGACATGGCAGACGCCATGGCCGTGACACGCGACTTGACACTCAAGCGCCTGCATGTTGGTCTGCCACCTGCGGGTCCGCTGCCAGTCGAGAAGGCAAAGCAGTTTGCCGACGATTTGGCGCTGCGGATGTTGCCAGACGCTATGGCTGAGGTTGCGTGGCAGCTACACAACGGCGACGCCAAGGACAGAGCCAAGGCAGTCGAACAGGTGCTCGACATGAACAACATGCGTCGACGTGACCTAGCACAGGGTGTGGCGCCGACCATCATCCTCAACCTTGGCGGCGGTAACGGCAACGGCGTGCCGTGGCTCACCAAAGAAGTAGCTGAGGCAGTAGTAGTGAAGGACGCCACAGCGGAAGGAGACGACGAAGACGATGCGTAAATCAGCAGCAGACCGAATCAAGAGCCAAATCGTCAGGCCGCCAGAGATGCTGCACGGCATCGACGACCTAATCAAGTTGATGGTCAGCAAGAATCCTGACCCAAACAAGCGCGTCATCCTGCCCACGCAGCGTGACTTCATCCTAGGCCATTCGCCACTCGAAGCCTACATGGGTCCAGCCGGATGTGCCAAGACGACCACTGGAGCGGCCAAGGTGCTGCTCCGCGCGCTGCTCATTCCGGGCAGCAAGTGGTTCGTGGCGCGTCGCGACTACAACGACCTAGCCGACACGACTGCCCGAAGCATGGCAGAGATTATGTCGCGCCTGCCGGAAGGCACGCTGGTAGACAGAGTCAAGCAGCCGCCAATGCGCTGGCTGGTGCGGCCCGTCGCAACGTCAAGCTCGGACACAACTGGCCAGTTGTCCGAGATTACGTTCATGGGCTTGTCCGACCAGATTCGCAGCTATGAGTTTACGGGCGGCTTCATTGATGAGGCAGACGAAGTGGAGCGGCAGTACTTCGACGAAATGAAGATGCGACTCCGCTTCTGGCCTGCCGGACAAAGTCACATTCCAGACAGCCTAAGGCACAGCATCTGGATGGCCTTCAATCCGCCGCCCACCAGTCATTGGTTGTACGAAGAGTGCACCGGACTGAACGAGGCTGGCGAGGTGAAGAAGCAGCCAAGCATCCGGCTGTACCGCCCGCAGCCGCGCGAAAACATCGCAAACTTGCCAAAGACGTATTACGATGACTTGGGCGCCACTCTGACGGCTGACCTGCGCAAGCGGCTAGTCGAAGGAGATTGGGGCAGCACCTTCCCCGGTCAGCCGGTCATCAGGCAGTTTCAGCGTGCCATGCACGTCAAGAAGAAGCTGAAGTACATGGGCGGTACACTGTATCGCTTCTGGGACTTCGGCTACCGAATCCCGGTCTGCCTCTTCTGCCAAGTAAGCCGTGCCGGCAAGGTTGAGGTGCTAGCTGAACTACGCGGGCAAAACGTCGAAATCGGCAAGTTTGCCGAGACTGCCCTAGCGTTCACCAACCAGTACTTCCCAGACGCGGTGGCGTACGAAGACTACGGCGACCCGGCCGTCAAGCAGCATAAGGACACGGGCTCCGCTCTGGCCGTGCTGCATAATGCGGGCATTCAGTTGAAGGTGATGCGCACGCCAATGGACATGAGTCTCAACACGCTGCGCAAGCGGTTCGAGACGCTTATCAACGGCGACCCGGCAATCGTCATCGACGACTCCTGTCGCGTGCTGTGCGATGCGCTTGCTGGCGGATACCACCTCAAGGATGACGGCGTCACGCCGCACAAGGACAACGTCTACGACCACAGCGTAGACGCGCTTCGTTACGGAATCTGGTTCATCTTCGGCGCAACCGCGTCGGCGCAATCCTCCACAATGCCAATCAGCTTGGCATACACGGACTCAGGGGAGGCCGTCAACTATGTCAACAGATAAGCATGTGGGGACGCATACGTGCGCCTCGTCGGTGCCGCAATGGTGAACACGCCGTCTACGGACCTAGTTACTACGCGCGAGTCGGACGCGGTTACACCGCTAAGCGCCACAGGCGGACTGCCCAACCTGAAGGAGAACTTCGCCCAAAACGCCGATGTCAAGGCGTGGGTCGACGCCAATCTTGCGCCGCTCATCATCACCGCAATTAACGATGGCGACGGCATCAGGGAAGAGTGGCTGCGCGTCAGGCGCATGACACTGCTACAGCATGACCGCAAGGGGTACAACGGCCAGAGCAAGGCGTTCGTCCCCTCGTACGCCAAAGCCGCATCCACGAAGGTCAGCCATCAGGCCAAGAGCCTGTTCCCGTCTGACCAGTACCTCGACGTGAGCGCCGTGCGAGACGAAGACGGCCCGTACGTCGAAGAGTGCAAGGCGTGGATGCACTACCAGCTTGAGCGTAAAGCCAAGCTGCGTGCCGAAATCAAGCCGTTCCTGCGGCAACTCAACGACTACGGCGTCAGCGTCGCAAAGGCGTGGTGGGAGCAGCCCATCACCAAGCCAATGACCGGCGGCCTACAGAGGATGGGCGACCTGCTACGGCCTACGTTCAAACCCAACGCCAACTGCTCCGGCGTGCGCTTCAAGACGCGCGACATGTTTAGCTGGTACATCTGGCCAAACAGTGCGCGCACCGTCGAGGAAGCGACGCTGGTGTTCGAGAGCGTGGTGGTCGACAAGCAGACGTTTGACCGCATGTTCAAGACGGGACGTTGGGTCAACCAAGAGGCCATCGGCGAACAGGCCGGAACGGACGACGAGTCTGAGACGTACCGACAGGCCATCAACGACGCACTGCTGCACAATACGGCAACCGCCGTCAACAGCGTCGGCGGTGACCTAGCGCGCGCGTCCATCGTGCACGAGTGCTGGATTCGCATGCCGTTGCCGAAGGCCGCATACGCCGAAGGCGAAGAGGTGGGCGAGCCCATCCCGGCCAAGGTGGTAATGGCGAACGGCGTTCCGGTCGAAGTGACGCGCAACCCGTTCTGGCACCAGCAGCCGCCTTACCTGTTCCAGACGCTGGAGTCTCGACCGGACAACTTCTACGGCTTGGGCATCGGTCGCATGGGCCTAGAGCTTCAGACGTTGCTCAACGATTTCACCAACCAGACGAACGATGTGGCGCGCTACGGCCTCAACCCAATCGTCAAGATGAACCCAAGTTTGATGGTCGGGCCGACTCCGTCGCTAGGCCCCGGCAAGGTGTTCAACATGACTGACCCCAACGCGATGCAGTTCGACAGGCCGCCTGTCGAAATCATCCAGTGGGGTATGATGATGGCCAACTCTATCGGCGCACAAATCAGCGACCT